ACACTCAAAAATAAGTTTCTTGCCTTTTGATTTGATTAAATCAACTATTTCTTTGGAAAAAACCATTTGTAAAATAACTATATCCGCCCAATCTATATATTGTTCAATAGTCGGGCATTCAACTGTTTCTAAAATAACTTTATGCCCTTGCTGTTGCATCCATCTTAATTGCGGAATTAAACGATAATATATTGAACCCGTATTGTTTTGTAAAACGAAGATTTTAAGCATAGTCAAGATTTTTTCTTAAAATATCTTTGGCCGTAGGTGAGTCCAGTAATCGACAATTAGGAATAACACAATGCCCGCCTATTTGTCCGGGCATATATTTCAGGAAGGGTCGGGTTACTTCTGGCCGACCAAGCCTTAGATAGCTCTCATTATAGGTTATATTGGCGTGGGTGTAGATTATATCAAAATCTAATCCGTTGTCTTCGCAGTATTTATGGATTTCTTTGTTGAGTTCAATCATTTTTCCATACTGAGTCGTGTCCCACAACTTCAGAGCTTCGGTATTTCTTGAGTCCCGAACCAAATAAACATTTAATCCAAGTTTCTCAAGATGGTCTTTAGCTTTAATCCCCATTGGTTCAAAATCAAATCCGACATATTTGACAAAAGTCTTAATTCCTTCATAAAGATTGGGATGAACGCCTCTAACGGGCGTATGAACGCATCTGAAATCGGTATGAGCATTTAATTGGGCGGTTGTCCCTACTGGAACGGTAGAGTGTATAAAAACCAATTCGGGGTCATTATGGGCGATATAACTTTGACAAATTTCAACGAACTTTTCACTATACGGAATACAAATATGTAAAATATGTATCCGCTTCTCGCCAAACTCTTTAATTGTTTTATCCTCGATAAGAGGGTCGGGATAGAATTTGGCAATCGCTTGTCCAACTTCTCCCAACCCTCCGAGAATGCCTATATTAAAGTTGTTCAATGATTTCATTTATCTTTTTAACAATCACACTCATATCAGGAATGTGGTCTTCAGGAAGTTTCTCAATAATCATTTTATCAAGAACACCAACCATTTCCTCAAGATTTTCCTTCTTGGGAGTTTTTAGAAACTTTTTCATTCATTTGTTGTTCCATCGAAACGACTTCTGACACAAAGTAGAAATCTGTTTCAGGAGGAATCAATTTGGTTATATTATTATAGCACTTGCCCAAAGCGTTATTTACGCCTCGTTCCATAGTATGAGAATGACCTTTAATTATTTCTTGTTCGGGAAGTTTTTCTTCCACCGACCAATTATAAACATAAGTTTTTAAACCTTCGGGAATAAATCGGGGATTATTTCTATCTAAAGCCACAGTCCAGTCGTGGTCTCTCAGCCAAGTAAGAGCGTCATAAGAATACTGCCAGAAGGGAGCTTTGAAAATCTTTTGATATTTAAGCCCTATTTTTTTAAAAAGGTTCTCGTTGGCTCGCATCATTTCGTCAAAAGCGGGATAGTTGCAATCTGCCTCAAAATGAGTGTGAGCGAAGCCGTGAACCGCCACTTCCAGCCAATCGTATGAATTAACAATTTCCGCCCATTCTTCGTATCGTTTAAAACTAAATTTCTTAACATTCTCTTTGAACATAAACTCATTGGGAAAAGGAATAGTGAAACAAGTAATTTTAAAATTAGGATAGTGTTTTTTAATCCTCAAAATTTCTTCATCCCCTGGAAGAAGAAATCCATAATCATCGGTGGAAAGGCAAACTTTATGAAGCATATTTGGTAATTAAATTAGCGGCTAATTTGTTGTTATCGTTTGAACTGCCCTTGTGATACCAGTGATAAATAATAGCATCGTGAATGCTATAAACCAGATAACCCTTAAAATACAATCTCGCCACCAGCTCGTTGTCGTCTCCGCCATAACCTTTAAACCTTTCGTTCCAACCGCCATATTTTTTAAATGCTTCGGTAGGAACTACTAAACTATTTCCCGTGATATAGTTCCAGGGTTCTTTGGGAAGCAAAACCGTCTTTTGTAAAATAGGATTTTTCCTTAATCGCCAGTCCATTTCAACCACTTTGTCGTTTTCCACATTGATTCTTACTCCGCATAAAATCTTATCTGGGTGAGCGTGCTGGTCAATGACTTCTAAAAAAGTAGTTTCGGGGAAACTATCTCCCATAATAAAGACGCAATACTTTCCTTTGGCTTTCTTAATTCCCTGATTGAGTGATTTTGCCAACCTTATTCCCCACTTGAACCTTAAACGGTGATACTGATAAGGAAATCCCAAGTCGGGTTTGGAAGCAAAGTATTCTTTCGTTCCGTCATTTGAACCATCATCGCAAAAGTGAACTTCAAAATTCTGAAGGGTTTGCTTCTGAAGAGCTTTAACAAAAGTCGGGAGTCGGTGTTTGTGATTGTAAATTCCGCTAATGATACTATATTTTAATTCCATATCCGCAGACCCATACATCATATAGCAATTCTAATTGCTGAATTTGAAAATATGGCTTAATTAAATTCTCGACATCTTGTTGGGACTTTATGTCGTATTTGTGGAAAGTGGAAACCGTCAGAGAGTTCAGGGGAACAGAGAAACAAATCTTTTGACAATCAGCGTTCTTAAGAAAGAATTGCGGGTTAGATAAGTGTTCAATCACCTCTAAGGCGACATAAACATCAGCTTTTGGCGGGACAGTTTTCTCAAGGTCAATACAAATTCTCTTCTGAGGACACTTAAAAGGAAATTTATCAAGATAATTTAATGCCTCTTGATTGTAATCAACCGCAATAACTTCTTTAGCCACCAGAGAGATTAAATAAGTCCCCAATCCCTTTCCGCAACCAATATCAGCCACTACTTTTTCTTCGCAGTGTTTCAGCGCGATAAGATAGCGATGAATATCGGCTAAAACATCGGACGCCTTCGCATTGTCGGGATCAAACCTTTCCATATTTCGCTTTTTGGGTAATTAGTTTTTTGGTTAGGGTGTGATATTCGGGGTATCTTTCTTTCTGACCCAAAGTCCCGTCTATATGCCAGATACGGTATTCTTCCAAATAGAACAATCCATATCCTACCTGTTTGGCATATTGTGAAATCATATAATCTTTATTGCCCATCCAATAAGTTTCTTCTTCAAAGCGGAAATTATCATATAATTCAATCGGAGCGGCGAAACAAATTCCGCCAAGATTGGGAACTAAACCCAAGACCTTGTCATTAATTGTCATATAGGGGCTTGCTCCCGAAGGATTAGCTCTTAACACTCCACCCGGACTATCTTCTAACCCCTCTACGCAGGGCGATAAAATCAATCTGCGATTTATTTTAAAAATATCCACCATTACCTTGAGCCAGTTTTCGGTCATTAGTTCAGCGTCATTATCCAGCTTGATGATAATATCGTATTTGCCCGATTGTTTTATGAGGTCAACTGCCTGATTCCACCCCTTAGCAATTCCGACATTAGATTCATTATAAGCCACAATCGCCCACTTTTGTTCTTTGAGCCACTCTTGAGTTCCGTCTTGGGAGTTTTGGTCTATCACAAACCAAGTAAAAGGATAACCAGCCAGCTTCTTGGCTTGCTGAATTGCCCTTTGGGTGTAAGCAATCCTGTCCATTGTCAGGGTAAAAACCGCCACTTTTATATCCCTGCCCCGACCAAGAATAGTTTTATCAGCATAGATTTTGCAATCAACGGGATTAAAGAAAGTTGGCAAGTAATTTCCCTTCTCGTCTCGGTCAACCTTTATCTTGTTAGAAATACTATCTTCTCCAATAGAAACTTCCGAAACGATTATGGAAATATGCAATAACTTATATCCTCGTTTGTGCAATCTAATCCAAAGATTCCAATCCTTAAACTTAGGAATATTTTCGTTAAATCCTCCAACCTCTATCAGGCAGGATTTTCTAACCATTACTGTTGACATTGAGATATAGTTCATCTGGGTCAAAACCCTTGAATTAAAATCAACAGACCAGCCGGGCTTTCCGCCTATTAAGTAATCTCCATAAACCAAGTCCGCTCCACTGTGGATTATGTATTTATAGAGAATTTTCAGAGCGTCTTTACGGTAAACATCATCATCGTCAAGAAAAGCAATATATTCTCCTTGAGCTTTGTTTATTCCCAGATTTTTAGGAAGCCCATCATGTCCCGAATTTTTACGGGTCTTGAAGTATTTTATTCTGTCATCATTAAAAGTTTTAACCAATCTCTCAGTATCATCAGTTGAACAATCATCAACTACAATCAATTCAAAATCCTTAAAAGATTGACAAAGAACCGACTTAATTGTTTTTTTTAGCGAGCTTCTACGATTAAAAGTAGAAACTATTACGCTTATTTTTGTCTCTGCCATTTTTATAATCCCCTATAAAAGGGGAACAATTCCCGATTGCTGGGCAAGAGGAACAGCTATTGAGTATTGTTCCCCATTCACAGGGGACAAGGATTTCCCCTGTGGTTAGTTTATGCTAACGAACTATTGGTCTCAAGCCTGACACATCGCGAAGCTTTCAAAACTGCTGAGGCATGAACGAAACGGTAACCATATGTATTATACATATTCAATTCCGTTCCTTTGCCTGGTTCGTTGATAACAACTTCAAGATTACCAAGTTCTGACTCACCCAGATATTCCGGGCCGAAAATCAAACTTCGGTAAACATCAGTATTGCCAGAACCAGAGTTGAGCAAGACGGTTAATTTTGGTGTGCTGATAAATCTCACCCCATATAGCTGACCCACCTCACCTTTGAGATCATACTTCACTGTGTCTCGATATTTGTTGATATCAATCCAAGCTGAATCAGACATTAAGTCGAAGGCTACATCAGGATGAACAAGTCCGACATAAAGACCATCAGCCCATCTATCAACGCTTGAAAGCTCTAACAACCTTAATGCTTTGCGAATATCCTTAATTGTGGCAGTGGTGGCTTCAACGATATTTGACCTGTGAGTAGCAGAACCGCCGAATAGAGGAGTCCCGCCAGCGATTGCGACATCCCTGATGTTATTGTCCATCAGATTAGCGGCATCATAAGCCAATTCTTTTAGAATTTGCTCACGAGTGCCATCAATCGCCACATCCATATAAAGCCGTGAGGCTTTAATAAGGTTCACATACTCGGTCAAAGTTCCCGAAATTCGAGAAGCTGAAGCGGAACGAGGAGTCGGATCTGACCCCTCCGTTGCGGCCGCGCCAACTGGATTTACTTTGCCAATCCCATACCACCAGCAAATTTTCCCTTGTCCCTTTCCAACTTTGGTCTTTTTGGTCAAACCATCAAAGACCCTCTTGTCATACAGATTGGAAATAAAGAAATTCTGCCAAAAGTTCTTAAGGTTCGCTGTCGTAGTCGAAGTAGTAAGAACAGCCATTTCTTTTGGCTATTACTAAACCCTCATTTCATTCTCGAATTTAACTCCCATCTTTTTTAGATAAGCCTTCTGCCTATCAAGAGGAAGATTATTAAATTCGGTCTTAGATATTTCTGAAGGTTCTTCAGTAATAGCTCCCTTGCCTGTTTCTGGCTGGGTTCGCTTCTTAATTTGAAGGTTCTTGGCGTATTCTTCTTCTCCCTTTTCTATTAGAGGTTTGAAGTATTTATCCCATATAACACTATATGGGGTTTTGGGCATTGACCTGCCCAACGCCTTGAGGGCTTCACGATGCGAACCAGCTTCAGGATTGCTGTTGACGAAAGTATTTAATTCTTCCGTCTCTTCACGGATAGCAATCCTTTTTTGAATATCATCTAACGATTTCTTGACCGAATTAAGGTCAAACGCTTCAGGGTTCTGTTCCTTTAGCGTATCGTAGTATGACTTCAATTCTGCTTCGAGCCTTTGGCGGGTAGCCCTTTCCTCCCCTACCTCTGACTCCAAACGCTTAGTTTCATTAAGAAGCCTTTGCGCCTCTTTGGTTGAAGCGGCGAACTTTGCTTCATAATCAACGGGCGGCGTTTGCTCGCCCTCCGTCTCCTCTGAGGTTTCCTCTGAGAGGGTCTCTTCGGAGGTTTGGATTTCTTCTGCCATTAGTTTTAAGCCGTTCTGTTCTTGCCGACAGAGTTTGGCTATTTATTTTCTAATAGTTTTTTTGTTTCTCTACCTTCGTAAACCAAATTCTGCATTTCAGACCTTAAATTTTCAATAATTTCAATCGCCTTTGCGTTGGCTCGGCACTGAACTTCAAAATCCGACTCTATGTTTCTGATATCTTTCAGTTCTTCTATTTTAGTATCAAAGAAATCGTTGACAATTTTCCATTCGGAGGAAAGCATAAGAGCTTCTATCTGGCTGGCATTATTAACGATTTCTTCGGGAGTTAGTTCTTCCATAATTCTTCGTGTAAAGCACGGTTATATTCTTTTAAAGATTGGAGTTTCTCTTTGTGTTCTTCTCTGCAATACTTACTTTTTATCCTTATGGCTTCTTTCCGCATTTTGCTAAATTCTTTATAAATTTGTTCTCTTGTGTTCATATTAAAACTCAATATATTGAGCGCGTTTGTTGGGGACGGAAGTTACTGCTCCTACAAACGGCACACTGGTTGAAAATACGGGCGAATTAACTGCGGTTAAATCGTAGTTATTAGCAGTGGTGTCTTCATAGTCGTTGTTTAATTTCCAGTAGCCAAGCAGGTTTGCCTCGTTACCAACCAACTCAACCGACTTATTATCGTTAATTTCGGTTGAAGTTCTTATGTCAGTCCAAACTCTTACTTCGTCAATCAAGCCGTCAAAATAACTATTCGGAGAGGCGCCCTTATATGCGCCAATAGCGAAATTATAAGTGCCAACATTGATTGTGGTTGAAGGACTTGCATCATTTGTTACAGTTTGCGAAACGCCATTTTTATACATAAAACTATCTCCTTCAGAAATATCATTCGCAACAGCCACATGAACCCAATTGCCTATATCAGAAGAGGAAAGAAAATCATTGGTGCTCCAATTGGTTGTATCGGCGCTACTACTCCACCAATACATACCAAGCTTTGCCCCAGTCGCCGTTCCCGAGAGAAAAAGCCTATATCCAGCGTCTGGCGTCGAAGGAGCTTTAGTAATCAAATCATAACTCGTTCCATTGGTAAGAGATTCGACTTTAATCCAACATTCAAGCGTAAAATCGGTTGTTATGCCCAAATCGGTAGTGCTATTGCGATAAGCATACTGACTACTGGTTGATTCTAAATCTAACGAATAAGTGTTTACCGCGTTGCAATTAACAGGGGTCAAAAGAACCAGTCCAATCAATCCGATAACTAAAATTTTCAAAAGTTTTTTCATTTGGTCGTGGTAGAATTAACAAAACTTTTCCGTGTCCAATCTTGGGTTAGGTCTGAAACTATACCATACCCCACTCGTTTGGTATAAAGCCCGTCATCTCTTTGCTGTTCAAGATAAATCACATAACCCGTCTTGCCGTCTGGGGCAAGATGTTCGTCTACTTGATAAGTAATATCCCCGCTCGTTTGTTTTTTGATGTGCTGATATTTTCCTTCGGTTTTGTAGTTTTCTTCAAGTTGCTGAAGATTAGAGATTAAAGCATTCTCGGCAGTCAATCCGTTAAGTTTCTGGTCGTGGGTCAAAAACACTCCGCCTAAAACGAGAGCCCCAAAAACAACCACGATAGAAATTCCAGCCAAAATTTCTTTCCAAGTTAGCGGAGTATCATCTAAATCTGGATCATGTCCGTAGTCAATTTTTATTGCGTCTTGTAGTTTCATTACGGTCTATAGACCTTCGGCACGCAAATTACCTGCGTAGGCGAGGAAACTGGCGAGCCGACATCGGCCGATATGTTAACTCCCGCCAAAAAGGCGTTATTGGTTGATAAAGTAGTAGTCGCTGGCGTGGTAGAAACGGAAATCAAGTTTAACTTAGCCGTTCCGTTGTAAAATTGAACCAAAGCGCTTCCAGAGTCGCAACGGCATACGGCTTGTGTCCAAGTTTCATTTACGGGTGCGGTTCTTATCTGAAAGGTTGAAGTCGCGGTCATCGGAGTTGAAGAAGCGAAAATAATCGAAGGATAAGTATAAGGAGTTATATTCCCCGTAACCGAGCCGTCAGTGATGGTGGTCGTTCCGAGTTTTGTCGTGCCGCCTGTAAAATCGGCAATCGCCCCTGATAGAAGTTTAATAACCTTGCTGGTGTAAAATTCTATCGCTGAAAGGATTGATACTCCGCTGGAGATAGTAGTGGTGGCTGAAGCGTTTCCGATGCTGGTGAGATTAACCGCAGTCGTGATTTGAGGAATTGTGGTAGTCGCAAACCAATTTACCAAAGACAAATAATTTGAAGCGGTTATTGTGTCGGGAATATCAGCATCAGTCAGAGAGCCGCAGGTTAAATTTCCGTTAGCGGCTATGGCGTTAGCCCAAGTATTCGCCGAACAATCGGTCGGATTAGCCGCCAAAGCCGTTGCCGTGCCAGCGTTGCCCGTCCAAGTCCCAGAAGTATCGAGCGAAATAGTATTGGTGCTTCTCGTTAAAGGCGAATTAAAAGTCAAAGGATTCTCGTAAGTTCCGAAATCTGAAACTTGCGACTTGGTTATAGAAAGTGAGGGCAAAGAAGAAATATACGGGTGGGTAGTAGTGGCGTAATAAGCTGAAGCTGAAAGATATCCGCCTAAAGCGTGGTTGCCCCAAGAATAGGCCGTATCGTGCTGATTAAGGCGGGTAGTTGAAGCAATCACATAGCCCGTATCCAAGCCCAAAGCCAAAGTGCCTGAAGTGGTGATTGGCGAACCTGTGATGGTAAGTCCCGTTGGGACGGTCATAGCGACAGAGGTTACCGTGCCAGAACCGCCTCCGCCCCCGCCAGAAACGCATACTCCGTTGATAGCAAAACACCCGCCTGAAATATCTAATCCGTTAGTCCCCGTAGTTGTAGCCGTGCCAAGATAAAGCTTAGTGGAAACTGTTAAAAGAGTCGTAGTGGCGTTGGTCATTCCAGTCGGGGTTCTCAAACTATCTTCTAAATTAGCAAAGGTGATTTTTTTGTTAGCCGAAGCCGAAGTGTCAACCAATAACAAAAGGTCATCGCTGTCAGTAGTAGTCAAAGCGGGTAAATCGGAAATCTTCTGATTAGCTCCAAAACGAGCTTCTGATTGAGGTAGATAAATCCCCAGTCCAATTCCCAAACAGATTAACCCGCCTATGCAACCTAAATAAATTTTAATTTTAGTTTTCATAGTTTCCTTGCTTTAGGGTTTTGTTTCTTTGGTGAAGGTAGTAGTTGACTTACTTTCTTTAGTAAAAGTGGTAACTGGCTTATCAACCGAATTTTCTAAAAGTATCAAACTGTCGTCTTCATTTAAGATAAAATTATCATCTTCGGTAAGAAGAATGCTAACTCCCTCTCTGGTGAAAGTGGTGGTTGGTTTTGTTTCTTTAGTAAAAGAGGTAGGCATTATTTTTTCTTTTTCTCAATTTCTTCTTTGGTGTGAACATACATCGCTTTCATCTGCTGGATGCAATCTTCAAGCGAGTCGTGTGTTCCGTGAACCTTTCCTGTTGCTTTAGTGATAAGTTGATATTTACCGTTTTTGGGTATGCACTTGTAAGGAATGGAAGTCAATTAGTTGTCCGAATAGAAGCGATAACGATAAATAGTAAAAATGCTTAGATTAAGCAATTTTGCTATTTCTGCATAAGTTTTCCCTTCTTTTCTAAACAACGAAATGTTTTTAATCTTATCTTTTATTTTTTTAGATGGTTTACCCCTTCTTCCTTCATTAACTCTTTTTAATGCTTCTAACATCTTTTCTCTATGTTTTCCCCAAAGATGTAATTTATTTGAAATCATTTCTAAGTTTTCAATTCTATTATCTTGTTTATTTTCATTTTTATGATGGATATGAAAACCTTTCTGTATTTTTCCATAATGTTTTTCCCAAATTACTCGGTGCACTAATTTTTTTCTATTTAGAGCAGTTGAAAAATAACAATATCCATTATACGGATTTACATAAATTCCTGTTTTAAATCTCATACCTTTTATAATTTAATTGAGGGCATTAGAATTTGCTCTTGCCGGGCATAGCTTTTTGCATAATTGACCTTTCAATCGCCGGGGCGGTGAGTAATTCATCTCGCCTTGGCGTTTCTATATCTATTCTTGTGGCTGGGGGAGTATAGTTAAGATTAACCTCGGCATTTCCTGTAGGTGAAATATCTTCTTCAAAGAAATAATCAACATTGGCGAAACCCGCTTCTGATAACCACTTCTTATAAATCTTCTCTTTGGTTTTGGGGTGAGTTTGAACAAACTCTTGGTCTCTGGAAATTATCGCCAAGAGGTCAAGAAGTTGTTTCTGGCGGACAACCCTTGAATAAGAAGCCGACCTATCTGCCTCGATTCTGATATCATACTTGCCTTGAATTTCTTTAACATTAACCTCCAGCCAAGCGATTTCTTTTTCGTTATCCAAGACCTTGATTGATTTAACTCCTTTAAGATTTTTAAGATTGATTTCTACCAACATAGTTCCAAGTTCGGAAAATGCTTCTTTGATGTTCTGGTCTAACATATCCATCATTGTTTGGACATTCTGCTGACCGATAGCCGCCTCAGTGGCAAATCCCGCTCCATAGACCCCCTTTAAAAGATTGGAAACCAAACTTGCTTGTTGAAATTCCTCGTCTATGAATTTAATCAACTCCAGTAAGGAAGGTTTAATATCCGAAACTTCATCAGCTCGAATGTCTTTATTGATATCCGAAACCGTAATATGTCCGCCCGGACGCCTGACTAAGTCCATTGGATTGATAGCCGCGCCCCTTCGTTTAATCCACATCTTATTGTTTATTAAAGAAACATTGTCAAAAAACTCATTGACCGAGTCATTAAAAGCTTTCTGAAGTTTAATGGTTGGTTCGATAATCCCGAAATCGTAAGCCCGATTGGGCAAAGGATTGTTTTTGCATCTCATTTTGACAAAAGGAATAAACCCATAATGATTTTCCTCATCTCGCAGGAACTGATACCCATTGACCGTATCAGCAACGGTCTGAAGTTTATCTTTTGTCCAAACCTCAAAGAGTTCAACCTTCTGCCCATCTGAAAAAGAACTTACTCCGGTCAGGTCATAGGTTCTGAACTTGGACTTTTCCTCGTCTTCTTTGTCATCCCCGACCCCGATAACTAATTTACGGTAGTTATTATATCTGTCGTCTTCTTTAACTTCTTCTATGGGTTTTAAAATTCGGTGAATAACCATTGAGTCCTGTATATCAGCTATAAAAGGATTAAAATAGACATCCGAAATACTAACTGGATTCATAAAGGGTTCATCAAGTTCGGCATCCCAGCCGACTTTCATAATTCCGTTACCAAAAAGAAGAGTTTGTTTTATCCAAGTCAGAATTTTAGACCGGGCTTTAAGAACTTTCCTCCACTGGAAGTCTAAAAGTTTTTCAACTATTCCAGCTTTAAGGGTGTCTTCTTTGCCTTCAGGTTCAGCCGAGATGGTCTGATTTGGCCCGGAAAGGAAGGCCGCCAGAAGCTCAACCGCTTCGTGGGACTTAGGGATAAAAAGATTGGCCAAAAAAGGATTGGTGGAAGCGTCAAGGTGAGATACATACATCTTCCAGCACTCCAGCCACTTGGTTCGGCGGTCTTGAGAAGCCGAAGCGCAATAATCTTTAAAATCTATTATTTTTTTAGGGTCATCTATTATTTTTTGAGGGTCATTCATAGTGAAATCTTGTTAAATTAGGCAAAGGTTTTTTAAATTCTTCAAAAAATGAAGAAGTTATTTTTTCCGGGGGAAGAACATTTTGTTCGAGATTCCAGCAGGCCAGAGCCAGCGACCAAACGCAGTCATCGTGTAATCCTTGGGGAGCGGAGTAAATTATATTCCCCATTGAAGATAAGTTATATCCAAAAGATTCTAATTCATCTAAAAGAACTTCTATCGCCGGGATTCGAATATATTTTTGTTCAATATAAACTGAAAGTTTTTCGATTAAGAGCTTCTTGGACTTGAGGGAAAACTGCATATCATCCACGAAAGCTCCGGCATATTCAAGGTCTTGCTTGATGGGCGTCCCGATAGAAGTGGAATCCAAAGTAATCCGGGCGTTGTTGTATCTTTGTGAAACGGCCAGTATCCTTTTTTTCTGAAAGGGATAGTCAATTTTGTTGAATCTATCCCAATAAACAACCGAATTAGTGGTTTGGTCTATGACGGTAATGACCGAAAAATCCTCAACTCTTCCAATGTCAACTCCCATACAGTAAAAGTGTCCGGGGCGGGCATCCGACAGCGAGGCGGTGGCGATTTCTCGGATTCCCCGGAAGACCGAAGCAGCGTCATCCAAGAATCTGGCTTCGTATTCCTGCTTAAAGACCTGTTCGGGAAGTTTCAAACTGGCTCTGTCCCATTCCTCTTGAGGAAAGTGGGGATTATCTTTGGAGGTGAAGTGAAATGCTCCTCCGTTTTCTTTTTCTTCCAGCCAGCGGCGGTAAAACCAGTTCTTCCCAAAAGGAGTGGAGATGGTAAAGGATTTTCCCTGACGAGAGGCCAAACGAGCCATTAGGTATCTTTCCCAAATTTCAGGTCTCATTCGGGCGGCCTCGTCTATGATGGCCAGATTAAGCTCCTCACCCATTAAGGAAGAGGGATTTTCGGCTGATTTGCACTCAACCCAAGAATTAAATTCAGGGATTCGGAAATACTGGGGGATTCGATTAGAAACTCCTCTTAAGAGTCTTCTATCCCAGCGTCCAGCGAACTCGGTAACATAATCGAAAACCTTTTTAGCTAAGTCGTAGTTTAAAGAAACTATCCATATCCTTTGGTTGTCTGAAAGTAAATGTTTTAAAACTTCATATCCGCAAAGAGCTGACTTTCCCCACCTGACTCCCGCCGAAATGACTTTATCGCGAGCTTTTGAATCAAGAACTTCCTGCTGGCCGGAGTGAGGAGACCACTTAATCTTGTCTTGAAGTTTTTTGTCTGAAATTACTGGCATTTAAGTTTGATAACAGCCGCAGGTTAAATAATTTACTCCTCTTCCTCGATGTTTCTTTTCGCAATAACCATATCTATTGGCGGGTCTTTCTTTAACGGGTGTAATTTGCACGCTAAGAGATTCGTCTTGCACGCTAACTTCTTTTTGCACGCTAATCTCTTTTTCTTGCACGCTAACTTTGTGATATCGGAATAAACTTCTACAGGTTGCTCCGCAGAACTTAGAGCTTAAACGCTTGGCTTCGTATTGTTTACCGCACTGTAAACAGTCTTTTTTCATATTTTTTGCGGGGGGGGCTGCTGGGAAAAATAAATCTCAGAAAACGGACTAACCGTAACAAGGACTGAGTATAATGACTATTATACTCAGTTATTTTTGGCTTATCTATGGGGCTATAGCCCTATTTTGAAACAAAGCGGGTTATTTTGAGTTTAAAAGGGTATCGCGTTTTTTTGTCTTTTTAGAGGTGTGCGTGCGTGAAATGCTACTCCATAAGCTCTTCCTATGCTCTTCCTATGCTACTCCTAAAGCGCTATTTTTTATTCCGGCTTGACCAATTCGTCCCTTTTCTCTCGTAAATCAGTGATTTCTTGCTTTACGGGCGCATAATCACCTAACATTTTAGCTATCTCAGCATTTG